ATTTACAGCCAGCGTGCGACAGGCCCAAGTAGGCAACAAGTAACACAGTACATGCAGTCGAATAACGGCTCTGCACCCCCGGCTAGTTGGTATCCAAACGGCGATCCCTGGAGGAACCTGACAGCCAGGGAGGTCAACGAAGCGTTTGGCGACTAGCAGTTCATGCTCGGCAGTCGGAGGGAGAGGATCGGCTGTCGAGAGTGTACGGTGCAAAGAGCGCACGCCGGACAAACGTAACCGGCAATATTGCGGGTGGGCTAGGCCCATCAGAGCCTCATAAGCTCCGACTGCTAGGTGCGATTCCTAGACCCGCAACTGGATCGGCGGCGTGGTGGGTCGGTTTGGTAATGCCTGCCCGGTGCGAATCCGGGGTAGCCACCAGAGTTAGCTTAGCAGGCTGGCAGAGCATGGTTCAATTCCTGCCCGATCCTTTTTTTGTTTACTTTCATCATTGGAGAAGATCATGCAAACTCACGAAGATTCACAACACATTTTTATGCAGGAACTCAGGGAACGCGCAGCCAAGGCGAGGAGTGCATCAGCGTCAGTGATTGCGGCTGGAGAAAAGAACGAAAAAGAGCTTGGATCTTGGAAAGCGTCGAACGGCGTTCATTGCAGCCATCTACCTGATGATCCCCAAGGAATCTTGCGATTGAGCATCGGAGGTGGCGAGCATCTTCCAGTGACGATGAATTACGTTGTGGTTCGCGGGAAGATCGGACAATGTATCGAGTTACTAGAAAAGGCTCTTGTGGCGTTGCGTCAGTGCCCAGAGTAAGCGTTAAGTTCTTTTGCCAACCCACTTCGGGGCGGCGTATGGAGGTTGATGATGGCGAAGCTGACGAACATTGATAAGAAATTGCTTAATTTGGTCGCGCGATCATCGTGCCGGATGATCGAAGGAAATTTGCTATACCCATGTCACGATGAAATCGCTAAGCATTTTGAGAAAGCTAGCGAAGGTCTGTTTACTGTTTCCGAAATCAAAGGCAAGAAATACGTGGGCGTTAGCGATGACGCAGAGGTTTTGATAGAGTGGTTGATTTAAGTTTGCCAACCCACTTCGGGGCGGCGTAATGAATGTGTGATCATGCGATAAACCATCGCAGAAAAAAGCAATACTACTATTTTTGAGACAATATGAACAAGCGAAGAACAACAAAGCCGGTCACGATCGAGTTCATTAAGAGCCAATGCACGATCGACGAAAAAGGGTGCTGGAATTGGAATCGTACTCAGTCTTGCGGGTACGGGAGAATCCGCAGGGAGAACAAGCTGCTTTGCGTTCATAGAGTGGCATTCGAGGTAGCTCATCCAGAGCTAAACATGGAAGGCATCGACGTAAAGCACACTTGCGATAACCGGCTGTGCTGCAATCCCGAGCATATGAAAACGGTACAAAAGTGCTCTTTGATTGCTTCGAAGTCAAGCAAGTCTACGGCAACAAGCAACGCCGACGGGTCAGCAAAAAAGTACCGTTACACGATTGCAGTCTGCAAACGTTGCCACCAAGACTACCGGTCGAGTGGCCTATCGGACATATGCCAGGATTGCTATCAAGGCCGAAAGCCGGATAGAAACCCGTATCGGTTCGCTCGAACGCACCGGTGCCCGGATTGCGGCGTAGCGATCGAAACAAAAGAGTGCGTAGCCTGCAATACCTTGAAGATCATCGCCAAGCAGAAAAAGGAACAGCAAAAAACTTTGTTTGTAGTTGATGCTTGAGTCGCTTCGGCGGCATTGTACAGATGGCCTAACCCAAGAAAGGAAACCAGCCATGCTTGAGACTTCTAGTCAGATTGAATTGTTGGCCGCAGCGTTAGCGGCTTTTCATGCCGAGTGTCCTACGATCACAAAAAACACGATGAACCCACTGTTCAGCAAGAAGTACGCTGACCTTTCGGACATTACATCGATCGTGAATCCGGTGCTAGCCAAGAACGGACTTACCGTTTTGCAAGTTCCTGTAGGGGATGAACAGTTGATGACAATGCTGTTGCATGGTTCAGGCCAGTACATCAGGTCAACTGCGAATCTGCATTGCATGGATTCGGTTATCCGAAGGGGCAAGGACGGAAACGACGTTCGAGGGGTCAAGCCTCAGGACTACGGATCGGCGCTGACATATCAAAGGCGCTACGCACTTTCGGCAATCCTGAATCTTTGCATCGACGATGACGACGACGGGAACAGAGCGCAGAACGCTTTCCGGAAACAAAACACGTTTGCAGCACCTACTGAGCCGGTCGTTCCAGAAAACGCCTTCGATCCGAAGCCAAAGCAGGAATCGTCAGAACCGCCTAAGCCGGTCGAAAAACTAACCCAAGAAGCGATCGAAAAGTACTCGACGGATATCGACGGGGCCACCGAACAAACGATCGTGAAGATCGAGCAGGAAATCAGTCAGCATGGTGTCAAGCAATCCCTTGCAAAAGATGATTGGAGCGTTCTGGCAGCAAAGCTGCTTGCTAGATGGTACGATGTTGCCGGTAATCCCAAGGTGCTCGGGACGGTCACGAATCGCGTGGTAGCGTACCGAGGCAAGGGACTCTTGGACGAGCATCAACTGAAATTCCTGCGGGACAAGTTGGCAGAACGAACGGCAGCATTGAAAGGCTAGCATGCATCCGACGAAAACGGATTTTGATGTATTGGTTGAACTGACCGGTCAGGCCATGGCAGCATTTATATCGATCGATCCGCAGCAGGAATGGTCGATGGAAGAAATTGCTTCTATGGCGGTCGATCAGGCTTTGGAAACACAGCGAGAACTTAAGAGGCGAAAGCGTGACTATAGGCAAGAAAAAACTGGTAGCGGTGAGTCTGTTGAAACTGGACGAGAGACTCCAGTGCCGGGAGTCAGTCCCGGAAGAAACGATACGGGCCTACGAGGACGGATGGCGCGAAAAGATTGAGTTCCCACCTGTCGAGGCCTTTGAAGTCGAAGGGGAGCTTTACGTCACGGATGGATTTTGCCGGGTGCTATCGGCGCAGAACGTTGGAAAGTCCAAGGTTCCCTGTCTAGTCAGAAAGGGATCTTGGCAGGATGCGGTAGCGGCTGCGTGCGGGGCTAATTCGCAGCATGGCCTACCGAGGACGAACGCCGACAAGCGAAAAGCGGCGACGATGGCGATACTCGAGTTTTCCGACAAGCCTAACCGAGAGATAGCCAGGATTTGCGGGGTGAGTCATACCTATATCGACAATCTGCGAATTAAACAAAACGAGGCTGATGCGATCGTCGAGGCGATCACTGAGGGCAAGGAATTACCAGCGTCGAAGCCCAAGCCAAGCCCAAAGCCTAAAGCAGCCCCTAAGCCTGATGCGTCGATCGTATCACCCGCTGGTTGGAAGTGCTCGGACTGTCACGGCACAGAGCAACGATTGACTGATGGGGGATACGTTTGCCGGGCTTGCTTGTTGCCGGTTCCTGATGGGAATGTGGCTCAAGAACCAGAGCAAGAAACGCAGGATGACGAGGCCCAGGAAGATCCCTTTGCGATCGTCGCAGAGCCTCCGCAGGTGGCAACGTTGCCAGCCGGACAAGACCCGATATCTGAATGGATGCCAGGGGTTCATACCGCCTGGGGTAAATTCATTCGGGCTTGTTCCTTGGCGAAATGCGATCAGGTTTTGAGGGCCGAAATCGAATCGATCACGAAGAAGCTCAAGGGCCTTCGATGATCGACCTAGAGGCCAGGATTGAGAACGAAACAAACGACTGTCATCATCGAGCCCCCGATGGTGACGATGACTAAACCAAGAAACGTGCGTCGGGGGCTTCGATGCATGACTTTGTTCGCCTGTTTTTAGGGAGTGATTATGTATTTAGTGGTAGTAAGCGGAGCGTTTGACGACGTGCCAGTTAGGTTGTTTAGAGCATTAAAGGAAGCAAAAGCGTATGCGAAACAGCGATGGGATTCAAAAGAAAACGAAGCAACAGAGGAGCTTTACAAAGATGCGTGGGATGCCAGTCAATCAGCCAGTCTACCGGCGATTAACGAAATCGCCGGTGTTCGCATTTTGCGGTTTCGTGATGGCGTTCTGGTTGGGTGTGTCTGTCACATTAGCGGGAGAGTCAAAAGTGGAAATGTGGGTTAAGCGTTTGACGTATGCAGGAGTTTGGGAAGTAGTCAACCAATCCGGTGAGGTCATGGCCGCAAGCCTAAGCAGTACCGATGTCGTTAGCGAAGCGAACGCAGAAGCGGCTAAACGTGGAATTGCAATGATGATCGTGACGGAAGATAAAAAATGAGCAACAAACCAAAGCCGCATCCGATGATGTGCGAGCGTAATGGATGTGACAAGCAAGCCGATTACGATTGCGAACCGATTCCAGGAACCGCCGAACCTGGATGGGAAAATGAACCGACAGCGAGATGCGAAGAACACGCAAAAGGGCTGTTGATTCTTGGGAGAGTGACGCACGATCGTCGCGATCCTGGGGCAAAGTATTAAGTCAGGCGAACAAAGTCCTGAGGCTTACGATCCATGCCGGTACGCATCCGGACGACATAGATTTTTTGACCAAGCTGATGAACCTTTTTGTTCGCGGCGGAATTGTAGTGATAGACCCAGGGACAGCCACGGAGTTCGTTTACGAGTCGCCTGGGCCAATTGAACCTGCATAGGGTGTTGTAATGGCGCTTCGGATAATCAACGATAAGCGGTATTCGAGAGGTCGCTGGCGAGTCGTTGGTGACGATGGCGAGGCAATCCAAGTTCTCGAAACGATCAACACTCAAAACGGCCAGATAAAAGCAATGATGCCTTTTTGTGAGGACACAAAGGAAGAACTTCTTCGTCGTTTGCTGGATCTAGTCGAGGCACAAAACGAATTGATAAGGAAATATCGTGAGCAACTGGCCGCATCAAGACAGGGCTAAAGAGCGAATCCGAGAGGCAAGGCTACGAGGCATCGGTGCCGTGATAGCAGCCGCACCATGCGGTGCCGGTAAGTCGCGAGTGATGCAGCAATTGGCCTGCGAAGAAGTTGACAACGGGGGATCGGTGAGAATCTATCTCCACCGCACGATGCTAAAGGAACAGCTATCGGCAACGTTTACCACAGCCGGTATCGATCACGGCATTATGGCAGCAGGAAACGAGTACGATGAGTCCAAGCCGATTCAGATTTGCATGACGGACTCTGTGTTTGCTAGGGCGATCCGAGGGAGCAAGTGGGATCTAGGGAACCCGTCGCTGGTGATGTTCGATGAGGCCCACCTACAGGCCAAGAACAAAGCGATTTCGATCGTCAAAGGCGGGACTACGGCTTTCAATTCAACCTGGGATGGTCATCAACAACGAGGCGCGTTCATCCTCGGTCTATCGGCAACGCCGGTTGGGTGCGGTGCTCTGTACGATGAAATGATCGACTTCGGGACATACTCGGAAATGCGATCGGTGAAGGCTCACTTGCCGGTAAGGGTCTACAGCCCAAGCGAAATTGATTGCTCGGGACTCAAGCAGGATATCGACAACGAATTTAGCTCTAAGCAACTAGAGCCGAGGGCTTACAAGATATTCGGGGATGCTTACGGGAATTGGAGAAAGCTGAACCCGGATAGCCTGCCAGCGATCCTGTTTGCTCCGTCGGTGCCTGCCTCAAGATGGTTCGCCGAAGAATGGGCCAAGATGGGCGTACCGGTTGCTCACATCGACGGGGAGACTTGCATGCTACCAAGCAGATCTTCGACCGGTGCAATCAAGATGGAGACCTACGACACAACCCAGGAGACCCGGCAACAGATCATGGATATGAGCCGAACCGGGGAAATCAAGGTTGTGATGAACCGGTTCATTTTGAGAGAGGCTATCGATATGCCTTGGCTGTATCACGGCATCGCGGCGACGGTGTTCGGGGGCATTGCGACCTATCTGCAGTCGGTCGGACGGATCCAGCGGTATTTCCCTGAGTACGAGTACAAAATCTGGCAGAGTCACGGCGGTTGCTACTGGCGACACGGAAGCCCGAATATGGATCGAGACTGGGAACTAGGATGCACGAACAAAACGATCGCACAGGGCCGAGCCTCAAAGATAGCAAGGGCAGAGCGTCCTCAGGACGTTGAGGGAATTTGCTGTCCGAAATGCTCAGTATGGAGACAGTATGGAAAACGCTGTCCAGGTTGCGGTCACTCGCACGAGCAAAGCATCCGAAAGGTGCAAATGGTAAGCGGGGAATTGAAGTTGATGCGCGGAATCGTCAACAAGACAAAGAAAAAGGGCAAGCAGAAAACGTCCAACCAGATTTGGGTAAGCTGTCTTTTTGCGATGAGTCGATCAGGAAAGCCGGTCAGCAGTGCGGTATCGGTATGGCGTGCTCGATGTGCCAAAGAGGGCGTTTACCCGGACGTTAAAGAGCTTCGGTTCAAACCGCCTGAGGTTCATTCGATCGATTGGCACAAGTTGGTCGCTGATGTGTTTCCGTGGACTAGGAAGCGGGTATCGTGAGCGAAGAAAAAGACGAATGGCTATCGTTTATCAGCCGTAAGCAGATGGCTGGATGGTTGCTCTATAGCGATCAGGGCCTTCGATTCCTCAGTTATTTTCTCCGGAAGTTCTGGAAACATATTCTAGGGACAGAGGCCGGTAACGCTGCCTACGAGTGGATCCGAAGGCAGATCATCGAGGAACAGCAACAGAACCTCGTAGCGAGTAGAATCGTGATCGAGCTATTCCCGGACGGGTATATAAAGGTCTACGGAGAAAAAAGCGACATTGTTTTTATTGAGCGATTGAAGGTCGAAGGCGATCGCGCTTTGATGCTCGACGAAGAACTGGCAAGGATCAACTGCCCGATGAGGGCAAGAGGGGTATACGATGGCAGGGTGCTGGCAACGCATTTTTTCCGGGGGCGAACCGTGGGACAGGAAGTCGCAAGACAAGCGAGAATCGAGCTTGCAGGAGCAATCCGTCGATCGAATCCTAAGAAGGATTGAGGACACTGGGAACATTGAACTTGTAATTGACGCATTGGAGATCGTTGAGCATGACGGGGAAGCAGGATCGATTCACGAGACGTATCGTCCCTGGCAGGGAACCAAGGAAGCAGGCCTGCTCGACGAGCTTATCGAAGCCTTGGGAGCAAGACGACTACAGCGCGAAGATTGAATACGATGCTATGCGGTCGCTATTCGATCGCTGTTGGGCCTGTGGCGCTCGGTCGAAGCCTCAAGGGTATTATGGGCCGTGGCTTATCGAACGTGCCCATATTGCGAACAAGCCTCGCAGGGAGGATCGCAGGTTGGTAGTCATGCTTTGCACGATTTGCCACAAGTGGAGTCATGGCGAACGGGTGGCAACGTTTCCACGACCGAAGCTCGATGCAGGGCATCTAGTGACCCTCAAGGCAGAGCGTGACCCGGAGTGGTTCGACTTGGAATTCATCAACAGGCACTCAGTACGGATCTTGGAAGCCGAGCCGGTGCAGCCGTGGTACGAGCTAGAAAGAGGGAAATCGTGGTAATTGATCTACCGTGGCCCAGGGGCGTATCGGCTCAGAACAAGGGATCTTGGAGGAACAAGGCAAAACCGACATCGGATCTTCGGTTGATTGCCAAGATGATTTGCCTGGACTTGCTGGCGCGGGGCGGAAAGCCGATACCTGGGCCGCACGTGATTTACTACACGTTTTTTGTCGAGGATATGCGGAAACGGGATCGGGCAAACATGATCCAGCAATGCAAGCCGTTGATTGATGGGGTGGTCGATTCGGGGGTGATCGAGGGCGACCATTGGGAGATATCCTGGATCGGGGCGGTCGAGGTCGTCCACCGAGCGAAAAAACCTGGGGTCAGGCTGGAAATTTTGCCGAAATAATCCCCTGGGGCGCGCCCAGTATTCCGCTAGGTTCTGCCCTTGGTTATAATGACCCAACGTGACGAGCTTTCGGGCTCGATTGTCTGTAATGAAAATCCTAGAAAGGTGCATAAAATGCTTGATGTATTGGCAGGAATCGAAGGTGCTATTCGCTCGAAAATCCGCTCGGTTCAATCGAAGATAGACGTAGAGGACGTTTTGCAGGACGCAGCTATTGCGATCATGCAGGGCTACGAGCAGGCCCCACGAACCAAGGCGGTTTGGACTGCTCAATCGGCTAGGCGTTCTGCTTGGCGAGCATCGAGGCGGGATCATGTGTTTTTCGAGGATTCTTCGAAAAAGTTTGATGACAGCGATCCGTTGGCGGCATTGATACAATGCGAGGAACTTGAGGCCCTGCAATCGGCGTTCGAGAAGATCGAGCCGCAGTACGCAGAGGTTCTCAAGATGCGATTCTACGAGGGCATGACCTTTGAGGAAATCGCAGAGGCGTTGGGGGTACGCCGAAACACGGCTGCCCGAAGGGTACGAAATGCACTTGAACAACTAAAGGGACTGATCTATGACCTGTGAGGAAAAACGAAAACAAGCTGAGGCAGAGTTCACGAAAAAGCTGGCTGCGTTGCAGAAGGGTTTCGACGAACTCCAAACGCAGATTGACGAGCAAAATCGAAGGTTCGAGGCCTTTGAAAAGCGTCTCGATGAGCGCGATCGGCTGGCAACGTTGCCAGAGGAATAATAGGTTTTTTGATTCTTCAAAAGAAATTTGAGAAAAGTATGTTTCAAGATATGGGAATAAAACCGAAAGGCGAAGAAATTCGAATCAGGTTGGACAGCGGTGCGAATTGCGATAGTGCAAACGTTCAGATAGTTATGCCTGTGGATCTTGGATTCGAAAATAAGGCAGCGTTTTTATCTGCTAGCGATGAGCAAAAGCATCAGGCCTTAGTCGAATTCTTCAACGGTGATGGATATCCCGAGTACTCTTGGGATGTCGAAAAGTCGCAGGAATAAAGGTTTGGCGGCCTACTCCGAGCGATGCCGAATAAGCTGGAAGGGCATCGCGACGAGGAATCGCTAGGCAGTGCTAAGAGAGCCTCGGTAGCATGATCCGGAAATCCTTAGCAGCGGGTGGCAAGGTTTTGCATAGTCTCCAAACTAGGCCTCCTTTCTTGTTGAACCCGTACCCGGTGGCTGACCAAGGCTGCCGGGTTTTTTCATACACTTAGAGGGCAAAATGGACGACGAAAAGGAACCGATAGCAAGCAGCCGGGAGCTTGAGCTATACCTAGAGCGCAAGTCGATTTGCATCGTCGATGGAGTCCCAAGGGAACAGGCGATCGCGATTGCATTCGATCAGGTTAAGGGGTCGCTCAAGCCGAACCAAATGCCGGACAAGATCGCAAGGGATTTGCAGAGCGTCAGAAAAAAGTAGCAAGGGAAATTATGAGGGCGCGACAGTCAAAAAAAATAATTGCTAGCTTGAAGGTCGTTAACGGCAAATGGTCTACTAGAGTACGCAAAAGAACATTAGCTAAGGCTTGGCATGTTTTTTATGTGAGGATGCGTCGAAAGAAAAATAGGGACGCAAGGGATTTGCAGAGCGTCAGAAAAAAGTAGCATTGTTTTTTTGTTTCACAGGTGGCAACGTTGCCAGCAAGGAACGTTAGAAAATGAAATTGAGTAGCTCGGAATACGCAGCGTTTGTGATTGCTTTCGTTGCGTGCTTGCCACTGATTTTGATGGTCGTTGTGGTCGCTGCATTCTTCGGGATCATTCAGATCATCGTTGAGGCTGTCCGAGCCTTATTCAAGTTCTAAGGCTAGAAAAAAACAGCGTTGCGTTTTTCTGCAAAGTGGCAACGTTGCCAGTGAGAAAGTTGGTTTTTGGGCATGTGAGGCCTTAAAGATGAGCGATGAAATCCAGTACACTTTCAAGACGTACCGCCTAGCGTGGAAGATTCTACCTGGCGAATTGGAGCCCGATGCAAGGCCAGCACCGTCGCAAGAAATTGTCAGGCCGAAGAATGGCAAGTTGTTTGTAGGGTCGCTTGATTTGATTGAGGCTGCGAAGGAAATGGAACGCATCCTGCTAGCACAATGACGGGACGCAAGCGAAACAATCCCACTAGCTCGATCCGGTTTTCAGTGGCAACGTTGCCAGCGCTGATTTGCAAAACGGCATCGGATAGTCTAGGATTTTGCAGTCCATCCATCCCTCAAAAGGTGATCCAATGCCGAAAGAGAAAAACGCATCCGGTGCGAACGAGCCCTCGAAGTGGCGCTCAAAAATCGTAGGCCACGAGAAGGTTCAAGCCGGTCAGCTAATGGCCAACCCGTTCAATCACCGCAGGCACCCAGAAAAGCAGCGCAAGGTCGTTGCAGCCTCGATCGAGGAACTAGGGTTCATCAAGTCGGTGCTTGTCAACAAGGTCACGGGTCATATCGTCGATGGCCACGAACGGGTCATGCAGGCCCTGGGCGTAGGAGAGGAAACCCTAGTTGACGTTGAGTACGTCGAGCTATCGCCTGAGGACGAAAAGAAGGCTTTGCTTGTGCTGGATGCGTCGTCGGAGCTTGCCGAGGTCGATGCGTCGTCGCTGAATCAGTTGGTTAAAGAATGTGCGTTCGATATGGGCGTGCTCGATGATTTGGCGAAGGAAATGCTGGCAGATTTCCCGATGGTCGATGATGAACCTAAGATTACTGAGGACGACATACCAGAGCCTCCGGTCGATCCGATCACGAAGTTGGGCGACTTGTGGATTCTTGGCGAGCATCGCGTTTTGTGCGGCGATAGCACGAAAGCGGAGGATGTGGCTAGATTGATGGGCGGCAAGAGGGCGGACATGGTTTTTACGGATCCGCCGTACAACTGCGCCGACGAAATGAGCGAATCGTTTTACGCAAACGCAAACTCTCCGGCCATGAAGGGATTGGCGGCGGCAAAGTGGGACAAAGGGTTTAGCCCGGATGAGTTCCTCAATCGCGTTGAAGAAATTAGGCCAGACAACGGGACTGTGTACGTTTGCACATCCCACATGCTGGCACCTGAGATATGGTCTTACATGGAAAAAAGCAAGGCGACTCACAGTAGCTATCTTGTTTGGTGTAAGCCTAATCCTATGCCTTCTCTAGCAAAGAGGCACCCTACATGGGCGACCGAATTGATTTGCTACGCGACGTTCGGAAAGCATGTTTTCAACTTCCCGGAAGAGGGTCATAGCCTTTCGTGGTGGAGCATAAACAAGAACGCAAAAAACGATCTTCACCCAACTCAAAAGCCGGTTGCTGTCCCGGCTAAGGCTATTGAGTTAAGCAGCAAGCCTGGGCAGGTCATTGCGGATTTATTTCTCGGCTCCGGCACTACTCTAATCGCAGCCGAGCAACTCGGACGCAAGTGTTACGGAATGGAAATCAGCCCGCAGTATTGCGATGTTATTGTAAAACGATGGGAAAACCTAACTGGTAAAAAGGCAGTTTTGGAGACTGTAAAAAGCTAGCCTATACTGTCAATCTGTTAGGCAGTAACAAAACTCCATCAAAACAAACAAAATGACAAAGCGTGCCGGAAAGAAAACGTCACCGGCGCGAGGCAAGAAAACGACAGGCATAAAGCCGGAGTCACAGAGCCAAGCGCCGAAAGCGACAGGCAGCCCAACAAAACCCGCATCATTCTTTTGGCCAGAACTGCGCCCAGAGAACGAGCAAGCAGCTATAGCAGCGGGTAGGGGCGAACAGGTAAAGCGAATCAAGGATCTACGGCTAGAGCTAAGGGCCGTAAATGAACGCTGGCCGATAACACCCGAGCTACGGGAAAGAATGGTTTTCGAGGCTGCAAAGGTGGCAATGGATCCAACGGCACCGACGAAAGAAAAGCTTTGGGCAAACCGGCTTTTGTTGGCGATGGATCAGATCAACACACGGCCAAAAGAGCTACCGCAACAAGTCCAGGCAGGGACGACGATCACGGTGAATCAGATTCTGGCAATGATCGAAGGTGGAAACGTTAGCCAAGACGACCTAGACCTACGGGATATCAAGGTACTACCGGGGGCACCGGATGACTACGCTTAACGTGCCAGCCTGGGTAAGCCCGAAGGAAGCAGAGCGAGCCCTAGAGGATGCCAGGGCAATGAGAAGTCCCTTGCTGATGGCCGAACGGTTCTCAAGCGGTCAGTGGAAACGTGCTAGGCATTTGGCGGTCGTGGACTTCGAGTTCCGGAACTTGCTATCCGATCCGAACCTAGATTGCCTGATTATCAAAATGCCGGTTCGCCATGGAAAACTTTTGGCCGACGAAACCCCTATTTGGACTCCTGACGGATGGAAAACCCACGGCGATCTAGCAGTAGGGTCAAAGGTGTTTGCAGCCGACGGGATGATTTCCACGGTCATAGGGATATCGGAAAAGCAGGAAGCGGATTGCGAGGTTGTTTTTTCCGATGGGGAGGTAATCAAGTGCCACGAAGCGCACGAATGGATGGTGTGGGATCGAAAGAAGGGACGATGGAGAACTATCGAAACAAAAGAGCTTTTCGATGGTGTTTTCCACAGCCACGAAAAGGGAGTTCCGCGAGCAAGGTATTCCATTCCTTTCGGTGGCGTTTGCGCTGGGCATAGCGATCCGTTGCCAGTCGATCCCTATTGGCTTGGGGTTTGGCTTGGCGATGGCAGGTCGAGTGCTTGGGATTTCTGCGGATGCAAAGAGGATTCAGAATACATTCTTGGATTGCTCGAATCCCGCGGCATGGTTCGATCATGGTCAACAGTCCACAAAACGACAGGAGTTCACTACTTTGGGTTTAGTGGACTACCTAAGCTGAAATCGCTTGGGCTCAAGGATAACAAGCACATACCGGACGAGTATTTAACCGCGAATCAGTCAGTAAGGCTTGATGTTCTCCGCGGCTTGGTGGATACGGATGGTCACGTTGATGATGATGGAAGGGTTCGCATTGTCGCGACTTGTAAGCAGCTCGTTGACGATATCGAAACACTGGTTCGTTCGTTTGGATGGAGAGCATCGACAACGTTTCAAGAACCGGCGATGAGCAGTTCCGGAATCCAAGGGCGAAAACGAGTCTATACCGTTCAGTTTATGCCGCGTGGGTTGATCGTTGCTAACCTTCCAAGGAAACAAAAAGGACGTAAGGCGAATCTATACAAAAACGGTAAGTCTCTGACGATTCGTGAAGTTCGCCGAGTTGCTCCTAGTCCTGGGCATTGCATCGAAATCGATCATCCGTCGCATTTGTACCTATGCGGGAAAACGAACAAGCCTACGCATAACAGCGAGTACTTAGCACGATGGGCACCGGCTTGGTATTTGCTTAGGAATCCGTACCGAAGGGTAATGATTTGCACCAACACTTCGACGTTGGCAAGTTCGCACTCTCGATGGGTTCGGGACAAGGTGCATGAGCTAGGGCCGATGATGGGAGTGCCTGGGGTCGATCCAAAACACTCATCAGTAAAGCACTGGCAGATAGAACGAGCCAAGGGAGGATGCTACGCAGCCGGTGTCGGTGGCTCGATCGTTGGGTTCGGTGCTGACCTACTTGTGATTGATGATTATTTGAAGGATGCCAAGTCGAGCTTTTCGCAGAAAGTAAGGGACGACCAATGGGATTGGTTCGTTTCGACTTCAGGGACACGGCTAGAGCCGGGCGGCAAGTGCGTGCTCTTATGCACACAGTGGAACAGCGACGACTTGATAGGACGCATCGAGAAGCGGAAAGACGAGCTAGATATCCGGGTTCGGTCGATCACCCTTCAAGCATTGCGTGAGGGTACCGAGGTCAAGGATCCGCTCGGACGCGCAGAGGGTGAGGCCCTTTGGCCAGAACGATGGCCGGCAGAGGTAATGGAACGACGTAAGAGGCAAGCCGGGCATTGGTGGCACTCGATCTACCAGGGGAACCCGAAGGGATCGAGTATGGCCAACTGGCCAGAGTCCTACTTCTCGAACATTTTCGCCGACGATGTGGACTTCCCAGAGCCGACCGACTGCCTTATCTCGGCTAGCTTTCTGGATCCATCAAAGGGCAAGAACAGTCGAAAGGGTGACTATCAGGCTCAAATCTGGATCGGGTACAAAAACGGTTTGTTCTGGATCGATTCGGACATTGAGCGTAAGCCGATACCGAAGATGGTTCGTGACTTCGTGCTGTTCAACAGGGAGCGAAAAACGGCTTTTGTTGGGCTTGAGGCGAACGCATGGCAGGATCTTTTGGCTGATGATTACTGGGAAGTCTGCCAGGATATCGAGTACAACGCCGACAAGCCGATCCTAGTCAATCAGACCACGAACAAGACGGTTCGGATCGAACGGCTCGGGAAGTGGCTCAATCAACGCCTTTTAAGATTCCGCAAATCGGCTTCTAATGAGCTTCTGATAAAGCAGATGCAAGAGTTCCCGTACGGCCAGCATGACGACGGGCCTGACGCATTGGAGGCTTGCATAGCGTTATTATGTCGATCGGTTGATGCGTTGCATGGATTACACGAAGTAACGGAGACAGAGGCTTAGAATGACCTATTCGATTCAGACGGGAAACGGAACAGCGAAACTCACCGGGGGGCAACTGCAGGGGCTCGTAAATCGGGGCAAGATCCAGCCGAGTACAGTAGTCGAGGTCGAGGGGTTCGGGCCATGTTTGGCAAGGGAAATCAAGTTTCTGAGTTGGCCGAAGGTGGCAACGTTGCCAGCGCCGAGCGAAGTTCAGACGCAAAGCGCAGAAAAAAGCAATGCTACTAATTTTCCGTTTAAGCGTTTGAATTGGCAAAGATCGATCCAGCGTGCATGGGGCTCGGCATTGGTCGTTGCCATCGGGCTTGCTGTTCTGTGGGTGCTTTATCCGGCTTTGGTTTTCGCACCGTGGAGCATTGGGGTAATCTGCAGCGTTATACTAGGGGCGTTTCTGGTCGGCGTGGTCAGCTTCGTTCGGGTGGTGCTTGAGGCTCTAGCGTTGTTTCTTGGGGGGCAAAATGGATCGGTCAATCGTCAGGCTAAAGATCGAGGAAGTAGCCCAGCTTGACGGCTGCGAGCTGACAAACAAGCAGCTAGCAGACCTTGAGGAACTTTACTGGCGATCCTTCGAAACCCCGATGCCGGGGGCGTGGGTCGATCAGCTACCGGCAAACGACCTGGATCAGCGGGTCTACAAAATGGCACAGCTAGCCCGGCGAATCTACCTTCGATCTTTCTTGTGTATCGGTCGTTCCCGGATCATAAAAAAATAGCATTGCGTTTTTCTGTCGCTGGCAACGTTGCCAGGGCGTTTTCTAAAAACCCAATGTTTTCATTGGTCGGAGTGAATTACGGCCGTAAATTTCTGGCCTGCCTGATTGCGCCAAATTGCGTCGAATTGCGTCAAAAATAATGTGCCAACGTGGGCACGTTTCGACCCGGTGGCATTATCTGTTTGGAGGATCAAAGCATGATCGAATTGGACTGGGTAGAGAACAACGGGATTTGGACAGCACAGCACGAGGGCGAAACCTTCGAGATAGTTCTTGAGGGGGACGGGACGTTTGGCACCTTCGGGCCAGACTGGTTCCAGGAACGCCGACGCGAAACCTTGGGCAGTGCACAGGAGCAAGTCTCCGAGGCGATCGAGCATCGGTCAGAGTCGATCATGCAGACTAGGTACGAAGAACAGCAGGCATTTTACAGAGGATGGGAACGGGTATGAGCGAATTGCAGCCAACGGTTGAGGCCCAGGTCGAGCTAGACCGACAGCAGGAGCAAATCGAACGTCAAAAAGCAGAGCTTGAAGCGTCGAAGGTGGCAACATTGCCAGCAGAGGATCCGTTTCGGGTCATGGGTTCGCAGGCTGCAAACGATCGCGTCGAGGCTGTTTTGGCGAAAGTCGAACAGGCCCCAAAGGTGGAAACGTTGCCAGCGCAAGACCCGTTTGCAAAGGCTGTCGAAGCATGGGCAGGCGATGAATCGGACGATCAGGTAGAACCGCTAGAAGGCGAAACGATCGATACGCTTTTGCATCTAGGTGCAACGTCGATCGAGTTCCAAGGCCAGCAGTTCGAGGTCACCGAGGAAATCGTCGAAGGCGTGCAGCCTGTCATAAAGGCCAACGAGGAGCAAATTAAGATAGCATTCAAGATGCTCAGGGAAGGGGTTGCAGAGCTTTGCGATGCACTATCGTCGAGGCCAACCGAAAGTTATTTCGATGATGCGTTTTTTATTCGCATTGAAATCAACAAGCTCGAAGCCAAAATCTTCCCTGCAAGCTAACGAGGATCGATCAACTATGAGCTACCTGAGGCAATCTATGGGCGCTAAGAAGGCAGAACCCGAATTGAATATCCGCTGGTTGATCCGTCGCGATATGCCAGCGATCAACGAGATCAACATCGAGTCAAGCTATCAGCTACTCGAAGAGGACATCGTGAAGATGCTTCGCACGAGGAACTTTGTCGGCATGGTCATCGAGCGTGGCGATCAGGTTCAAGGGTACATGATCTACGCTCTGGAGAAAAACGCGATCGATTTGCATCACTTGGTCATCGATCCGATGTTCCAATGCCAGGGGCTCGGTCGGGCCTTGCTAGATGCCTTGCGGTCAAAAATGGAGTTCCAGAAGCGATCTAGGATCTTCACGACTGTTAGCGAATACAACGTGCAGGCCCAGGTTTTCTTGAGGGCCTGCGGGTTCGAGTGCGTTGAGACTATCGACGATTGGGACGAAAACGGGGACGGATATCTTTTCGAGTATCAACAATGAATCGAGCAGTATTTACGCTTTACTTTGTGCACACGCTCGGCGAGTGGCGTTGTGCTATGGAGCAGGTCATCGACGGTCGGGTGCTATGTGCCTTTAACGAGACGCTATGCGGTATCGGTAGATTGCACCCAGCGGCCAAGTACGATGATCTGGTTGAATCGCTTCGGCGCGTTGTCGAGCTTTACAAGTACGATTGGGGCCTCGGCCTGTTGTCGGTCGAGGACGGGAAATTAGTCTGGAGGTTGAAAGATGAAAAAAGGCGAGAAGGCTTGGGTATTGTGTGAAGTTGCTGGTGATAGTCCTTGTGGTGCTGTTCTAATGAAAGGGCCACAAGGTACGCCTTTTTGGGCCAATGAAAGGGACTGCAAGCCAGTCGAGCCAGAAGCATTCCAGCTACGAAAGCCTAATGCTATTTTCACTATGCAAGGTCACGTTAGGAAGGGTACTTATGGCGTGGCGAAGTACAATGGAAACTTGTGGTACTTCGAATCTGTTGACGGGAAATTCAAGCGGTGGTGTGAAGGACAACATATCGAGTTACTCGATGAAGAGAACATCGAATTACCAGTCAAGCAATCTCCGAAAGATGACGAGCATTGCATTGGGAATGTCTGCGATATGTTTGAACCTACAGGAATCGCCTGCCCAAACGATTCTTGCGACATCGAGACTGGTGTTCGGAATGCACCTGTTAAGCAATCCATGACAGTTGAGGAACAGATACCGAGCGATTCAGATTATCGGGACGCAACGCCTGAGGATTTCAATCGATTTATGCGCGGTGAGAAGATAGAAGCTAGGTTCAGGGACTTCGACTATCAAGATTGGAATCGCTCAAAGGGCTATCGTAAGGGCAAGCAGTTTCTCGCAGGGGTTGAACTGAGGAATGGGAAATATAGGTGGGTAGATGACGACAATAGGTCTTGGATGATTTGCCAAGTCTATGATCCGAAGAAGCCTCAGCCGGAATCGGAAGACGACCCCTTTTACGAACCGTGGGAAATCGATGTTAATGAGCCCTCAAAGTATGATCAACCGAAATCAGGCTTAGACCTTCTGTGCGATCGAGATATCGTGCAAGCTGGTGACTTATTCGATAGCACGCGAGACGGTAAATTCCATCGATGCAACTTCACGGTGGGCATGACGGTGAAAGATGCAGTTTTGCGTGGACATCAGCAGCGCGAAGGCTGGACGTTCTACAGGCCAAAGGTGAAGGCATGAGCCAGGGATCCGAATACCGGTTGCTTGTTGCGATTCGATTGCCGGTCAGCGTTGCAGTGCTTGGAGTGATAGGCGAAGCAATCTGCAAGGCGTATCCCGGTAGCGTGATGCGTCAACAAGGCGAGCACCTGTTGTTTGAGGTTCCGATAGAAAAAAGCAATGATGAAAATATCTAGCTGGTTGGTTCTGATTGGGATTTTGGCTGCGGTTGCCTTTGTGTGGCTGGCAACGTTGCCACGGATACCGAGCGAGCCGAAGGATCAGCTTGACGAGTCGATCGACTGGAATATCTCCGAAGGCGACAGGTCGAGCCGCTGGACAGAGGTGCGAAACAATTTCGTCAAAAAGCACCCCGTATGTGAAGCATGCGGAACCTCGGCGGCATTGAATGTACATCACGTGGAACCGTTCCATGTGAGGCCAGAACTGGAGCTTGCCGAGTCGAACCTGATCACCCTTTGCAGGGAGCATCACTTTCGAATCGGACATGATCCTGATGGGCCTTGGCGACCGAAGAAACCAAGCTGGTCGGAAGCGAATCCGATGGTTCGATTCCATGCCGAGCAGTTCAGAGAGGGCAGGCGATACTGATGAACCAATGGAAAGTCACAGCCTACACCGGCAAGCATCGCGACAAGATCCTAGGCCATTCCTGGGTACGAGCTTCCAGCGAACAGCAGGCGATCGAGCTTGGGCGTAGGGCGCTGAGGCTCATCGGGGTTCGCGGTTCGTTTCGAGTGTCGGCAAGCCTGTACAGTCCGCTTAGCGATTGGGTGTTTGCCGGTTATGTCGTGAGGGTGTGATGGAGCCTTTAGCGGTGTTTTTCGTTGCGGTGTTTCTGGTGATTTTAGTTTTTACTTAGGATGCAAAAGAATGAGTAACAAAGGATTTGAACGTGTGCCAGGTGTGCCCGATGGGTGGGAGCTGGTGGCGTTTCGCAAGCCAAGCCAAGGCGATTTTGTGATTAATTGGGTTGGCCAGATAGAGCGATGGGCTTTCTGCGATTCGGCTTATGTCTTCCCCATCGTCCGCAAAATCGAGCAACCCGCGAAGTATCGAGCGTTTGCGAATGCGGAAGAGTTCAAGCCCCATCGGTATCGGTGGTGGTCGTGGAAAGACGATCGGTCGAATACTTTTCCACCGGCAGCGTTCGGCAAGTCCGGCCATCATAGCCACTCGTGGGAAGCTTCCTTTGATCAAAAGGTTTTCGACGACGGAACCCCCTTTGGAGTGAGAATCGATGAGTGATAAATCTTTCGCCTTCGATTTCCTAGTTGCGTTTGTATTTTTCATTTTCTTGCTAGTGCTTCGTGCTTGCTATTCGATATAAGCATGGGGCGTTTGGAGTGAAGATCGAATCATGAGCGACGATCAAAACAAAGGGCCGATTAGTGGGCTATCCGCAGAATCGAAAGCGCCTCTTGATGCCTATATGGATCTTTTTTCGGCAATCGAGCGTAGCGGGTTCGTGCTCTCGCCATGTGGGATTTGTGGCGAAGTGGTTGTTTGTATTCCAGACGGCCTGGCCTTGTGCAAGCCATGTGCAGAAAAGGTAGGCGGGCAATGAGCAGTCGTAAACTTTTTGCAATCGTAGGGTGCTCCAAGATCAAGGCTGAAGTCAAGCGAATAGGTCAACACGGAGATGCTTGGATTGAGGCCCAGGATCTTTATACCTCCGACCTGTTTAAGAAGCGTCGAGCCCACGTTGAATCGAGGGGCTTGGTTTGGTTCATCGCTTCGGCTAAATCTGGATTGGTAAATCCAACAACGCCGCTACGACCATACGATAAGACCATGGATGACTTGGCACCGATCGACGTTGCTGCGTGGCATGTAACGGTAGTCAATCAGTTGATCGATGCTTTGTATTACGATCACAATGTCCGAGACCTGAAAGAAGTTGCAATCGAACTTCATGCCGGGTCGAAGTACATCGAGCCGCTGGACAAGATCCTGGAAATGTTCGGCGCAGAAGTCATCAAGCCGGTTGCAGGAATGGGGATCGGTCAGCAGTTGGCGTACTACTCGGAGGCAGTGCATGTCTAGCAAGCGAGAGCGATTCAGCAAGCAGCTAGCGCGTGTCTTGATGATCCTAGAGCGTTTGAGGCTCAATGGTAACTCGACGATCATGCAGGCCTATGAGCACCTTCGGAAGTCTGGAATCGAATGCAGCTCTCGAACGGTCGCTCGTGACTTAGCAACGCTTGAGGCTTGTGGGTTTGTTGAGCGTGAGGAATCGTTGGAAGATGGTTCATTTGTGTACGGTTTGACTGGCAACGTTGCCAGCGGGAAGGAAAGAAACTAGTGATCCGATACGTCAAAAATTGGCAGAACGTTCCGAGCGCAAAAGCCTGCCTTGGTCGTTGGGTGTTTCAGTTGAGTTTCAAAAGCGACCGTATTTACGCTGCGGGGTGGTATATCTTCAGGCTCGGTTTGTACAAGGTTAGCGACACAGTGCCCGAAGGTGCGTACATGTTCCGAAAGGGAAATTACAAAGGTTTTCTTTGGGTTGTTCGCATTTGGCTACCGATCGAGTTCGGGTTCTAGGTGGCAACGTTGCCAGCGCGCAGAAAAAAGCATGACTACTTTTATTGGTGAAATCGGGTTGGTTTCGATCCTCTATGCGGTAACTTGCTTGGGTGCATTTTGCGTCCTCGTAGGTGCTTTCTGCGGGATCAGATTTCATCTACGGCGATTGATCGAGGCAGCCGATCAGTACCGTGAGGCATCGAGGATTTATAGGCAAGCAAAAGAATTGACCGAAACGCAACTCGGTGGCGTTGAATCGTTGCTACAAGAACTAGACGACCTAAAGGCTCAAACAGCGTGGTTTGACCGGATAACGGATCGTCAACCGAATTGGGAATATCAGTGAGGTAAAGCAATGAGCGAGTTTGTTTATCGCATCATGCCAATGGTGACTGTTTGCACAATGTTTTTTGGTGCACACCTATTGATTGCGATTTTTGAATTTATTCGACACAGGTAATTTAACAGGAGAGTCAAACGTGACTGAGATGACTGAACAAAAGATCGAGCAATTCTGGCGGGATGCAACCGCCGGGGACATCGCCAAGGTGATGCGAGGCGAGTCCATTATGGTGCGGGTTAGACAGGAATCTAGCCAAAACTGGGTTAGCACCGATGTCGATGGATATGATCTGAATATTACTGGATGGGATCGCGGAAGATTCATTGATAGCGAAGGCGAACAATGGGATCAGTGTCAAGTCTACGATCCGCCACAATGGTGGCTGGACAGGCCCGATCCCGGCGAAGGCTATCGACTGCTTAAAAAGTTTCCAGATGAGCCGAAACTAGCGACGGATGAATTCTTTGACCCCCTTTTTAACAGATGGACGCGAACAGCTACTACCGGCGAGACTCAATCTGATGGTGCTTGGTATCGCCGACGCATCGAGCCGAACAATCCGAAAAAATTGGATGGTTCACACTCTAAAGACAATATTCCAACCGGATGGCGATTGCTCAACGACGACGAGGAAAGGTTCGCTAGCGATGCGTTTTGGTCGATCGGTGCAAAAGACTGGGTTATCATCGGAGATGAACTCGTTTTTGTCGCGAATAGCCAAAAGTGGTTAGCGATTCGGCAGAACGAGACGCAAAAGACCATGCAACTGGTGCTGTGGCATCAATATCGATTACCGAACGGTCGCTCAATTAAAGTCACCAAGGAAGGCTTTGAGTTGCTATAATCCGGCCCAAAGGCAAGTAGCTACTCGACGAACCGAATAACATCGGCAACGTCGAGCGTTACGAACGGCTGGCCAGTCCAGGCCATGACCGACACTGCAAATGAAACCAGCGGGGCCGGTGTTTCTGAGGAATCGATTTCAATCAGGGGTACGAGCTTTCTGTCGTGCTTGACCCCATAAAGATATCGGGCTGCATCCTGCGTCATGCAAACCCCTTCTAAATTAGCAACATTGCGTTTTTCTGCGCATTGCCGAGCCCAGGCGGATTTGGTGTAGTTGACTCGATCGACCAGTTCAGTTTTTAGATCGTAGTGACTTAGCAGGCTCTTTGTTGCCGGGCGTGACTCAAAAAAATAGGAAGCCTCGGCGATCGTGATATAACCCTGGGGAATTACCCTCGGCGGTCGCTTCGTGGCAGGAAGCTCCAACCGGCTGATTCTCGATCGGAGTTTTCGGTCATATTGCCAAGCGAGCTTTCCCGATAGGTGGGCAGAAACGGTATTCCGGGCTAGCTCCAAACGTTCTGATATTTTCGTCTTTGGAGTGCCACAATGGGCCATCCAAAAGATTTGGTACACTGTTTGACTGTCGATTCGCATAGTGAGCACAAATCGGCTAGGATTGATTTTGGAGGCCTTAAAATGAATCGAATTGTCGAAGCGATGCAGGGTAGTTTAACAGAATCTTGGGGCGAACCGGTAGACATTACCGAGTTCCTTACTGATTCCACTGGGTTCTTTAATACCACCGGGCTAGGTGCATTTACCCAGGTTTGGGACAGATCGGACGGACGGTACCGGCCAGTCTACACGAATGAGGCCGAACTAAAGATCATCCGGGCGATGTCGTGGCTGCTGGTCGAGAAGGTTCCTATGGCCCAGGCTTGGGTCAATCGTCTGTTGGATTACACGATCGGAACTGGGTTCGATTGGACAATCAAGTGCGATGATAAGCGACTAGAAAAGGCGGTTCAGGCTTACGTCAGGGAGTGCCTCGATACGTCGAAATGGTCATCGGAGCTTGAGCGCGAAACGATGGTTCGGGAAGTCTCAGAAGGGGAGTTCTCTGGGGAACTGATCTACGATAACGGACAGTGCATGTTGGTCGCTCGGGAGGCCGACGAGCTTACAGAACCGGCAGCCAAGCGCGAGCTTGAGGACTGGCTCGGAATCGAGTTCGATGCCTCTTGGACGTTCGGGGTGTTGACCAAGAAATCCGTTCCTGAAAAGCACTACGGCTATCACTTCGTGAAAAATGCAGCCGGTACGGATTGGGACTATGTGCCAGCAGAACGGGTTGTTTTTTGGAAACGAAACGTTAGGCAACGAGCCAAGCGGGGTTACTCCGACTTCTACAAGCCTCACCTGTATTTGCTCCGCGCAGATCGGGTTTTGACCAACACTGCAGAGGGGGCAGCAACCCAAGCAGCCATTGCATACATCGTCGAACACAGCGAGGGAACGCAACGTCAGGCCGATAACATCGTCAAGAAATTCGCACCGCTTACGGGGCGAGTGGATCCGATGACTGGGCTATCGCAACGCAAAAGGAGGATGCTCCCAGGTACACGGCTCGACGTTCCAGCAGGCCAGAACTACAAAGCTGGTTTGCTAGGATCGAACAATAGCGACATTTATATCTCGGTCATGGAATCGGCTCTGAGGCTTGCCGGTACCGTCCATGCGTTCCCGGAAGGGATGCTGACCGGAAGCTACGAGAACAACAATTTGGCCTCTGCGATCGTTGCCGAGGGGCCATTCGTTCAGGGCCGGATTGCGGAGCAAACGCAGCGCAAAGAGCGAATGCGTGAAATGATTTTGAAGATCGTCAAGCTCGGGGCAAACAACCGGAGGTTCGGGGTCTATGGCTATGCGACCTGGGAAGCGATCCAGGACTTGATTACCATCGAGGTCATTCCACCGAAGATCATCCCGCTGGATCCGATCAAGCACACGCAGGCGCTAGCGATGCAGAGGGATAAAGGTTGGGTCAGCGACAAGACAGCGATGAACGAACTAGGCCGGGATATCGACACGGAAACCGCCAACGGATTGAAGGTCGCAGGGGCCGAACAGCAAGCCGGAACAGGTGCTCAACCGAGCGTTCAAGCTGGCAACGTTGCCAACAAAACCGGACAGGAAACCGGGTCGGATGCTGGCAACGTTGCCAGCCCTGAGGCTCAAATATCGAGCAATTGGCAGGGTTTATCGCGTTTGCAGTGGAATCGAAACCGCAGGGCGATGGCCGACGTTTTGGCCGATTTCATGGCAGGAAAAACGACTCGGCAAGTCGCATCGGTACTGCTCAAGTCGATCGGGATGGATGATAAATCGATCGAGGCAATTCTGACCGATGCCGAGGATGGTTCGATTGATGATCCGATGCCACTGACCGAGGCAGAACGAAAGACTTTAGGCAAGCCGTTTCGCACACCAGGGGGGCCAAAGAAGTTCTCTGTCTACGTCAAGAACGATAAGGGCAACGTGGTAAAGGTGAACTTCGGCGATACGAAAATGAGGATCAAGCGGCAAAATCCAGGAAGCCGTAGAGGGTTTCGGGCTCGGCATAATTGCCAAGACCCAGGGCCACGCTGGAAGGCTCGCTACTGGTCTTGTCGGTTCTGGTCGAGGCCAAGCGTCACGAAGCTGCTAAAGGAATCGTTTTCAGGTGAGTACACTTGGGACGGTAGGACTTTCGTTTCCGAGGCATGGCTGCATCGAGTCAACCCTGCTTTGCTTGAGGTTCGCTGTCCAACTGGAAAGGGTGGAGGGATTGATAATTCGTGCAAGCGTAAGAACAAAAAGCCTGTCAATCCGAAGGTTCTCGATTGGGCCAAGAAAAAGTTCAAGGACGATGCGAAGGCGCAAAACTTTGCTGAGTGGTTCGGTGACTCAAAAGCAGTTGATGAGGATGGAAACCCATTGTTGCTATTTCATGGAACGAATGCGCAATTTGATGAGTTTTCTAAATCGACAAATGTGCATTCGCAATCGATTGATTGGCCAGTTCATTTTATGACCGATGATATCAATCTTGCAAAAGCATACGCAGCTTCGCGTGTCGCTGAATTGCAATCAGGAAAAAAGACCATAATTCCTGGTTACATGAGCATGCAACGTCCTCTTGTAATCGATGCAAAAGGTCGCGAATGGACGGATGTTGTCGGTGATGTCACTAGTGAATTGAACACCTATCGAACCAAAGAAGAAAAAGAGTTTCGGGAGTTTAGTGCTGAGCTTCGTGAAAAATACAAATTGGAATTTGATTGGGATCCTGAATTTGAAGTTCCAAAAGATGAGCAGGAAAAATTCCAAAAGCTCAGGGCGAAATACGAAGAGCAAATAACAGACAGATCTCACCCTATCCGTAAAATGGAACCTCAAGGGATTGCGTACTATGATGGAGTAATCATCAAAAACGTTTATGATCGTCCACCAATTGAAGGCTCTGGAGGTACTTTCAATCCCTTCAATAATGTCTACGCAGTATTCGATTCATCGCAAATCAAATCCACGAAAAACAAAGGCACATTCAATCCTGACTCCAACAAGATCACAGAATCACTTACGGAGGCCAAAGACGGAGACGGAGACGGTCTGATCGATGATGGTAAGCCAACACAGCGAGCAGCACCAAAAAAGCAATCGAAAAACAAAAGCTCGACACTTGCAACCAAGGTTAAGATTGAAGGGAATCTTCCGACGGAACCTCCGAGCGGTAACGACTTAGACAGTATTGCAAGGAAGTTTGTCGATGATGGCATAAAATACAACAAGCTGACAGCGAAAACATTGAAGGTAAAAGCAAACGGAAAAACGAAATCGCTTAGCCTCGATGGTGTTGCTCGGGATGAAAACTGGCAACCTGTGTTTTTCGCAGACAAAGCAAACAACTACTATCAAAAGTCCGGCGATGATATTGTTCCGTTGCAAGGATCCATCGAAGACGTTCGAAAGGCGAGATTCGAGCAAGGGAAACGCGCGGCATTGAACTCGTTTGAGTTTCAGCAAAAGTTCAACAAGCGAACCTATGATCTGGCTAATGAAATTGCAGATGCTGGTTACTCTGTGAGAATCAATGTTCCAGACGATTCAACTAGCCGGTACATCTATGTCGATGTTCCAGGGCGTGAGAAAGAGTTCAAAATTCGTATCGCCGATCACGCCCAACCCGGCTATTCTGCAGGCGGTAAGAAAGTCAATCTCGGAGGGTTTTCTAAGGAGCTTGGAAAACGCCACGAAGCATCCGATATCAGCATCGACCCGACTACCGGAAGCACTTTGAAAGATGCCTTGGATGCTGTGAAAAACCTGGGCCGTAAACAGGAATCGTTTACAGGTCGCCAAAAGGCCATGCTAGAACGCTGGAAGGATTATCCGTAATGCCAGACCTTCGAGGCCGCAAACGTTACGAGCAACGCATCCAAGAAGCCATGCAGGAAGTATTCGCAGAGGCCTTGAAGGTAGTCGATCAGGGCCTAGATGCCGTGAATCGTGCAATAAAAGCAGCATTGCAAAAATACGTTGGGCCGATCATCGAGGAAGTGCATCGGCGGGTAATTATCGCTTTGCTGATCCTGTTTGGTGATGATGATCTAGGCCGATCGGTGCTAGGCGATGCATCGAAGAAAAAAGGGCCTATCTATGATGACCTGATCGAGCAGGCGAAGCGCCGAGCATCAAAACAGGTTGACGACCTGGGCGAACAAATGAGCGACACCAATTCAAGTTGGTGGGACGAGTGGGACGAGGAAGAACCGATAGAAGATTGGGCCAGCGAACGATTGTTTCCGGACTCTCGCGCTGGCAACGTTGCCATCACAGAGACTACCAATGCAGTGACGATCGGCGAGGCAACCGTAGTAGAAACCATGCGGGAGCTTGGCGTTGGCGTTACGGCTCGTTGGTACACGAAGCGGGACGAAAGAGTATGCCCAGTGTGTGGGCCACTGCATGAGACGGGGCCAGCGAACTGGGCTGATGACTTCGCGATGGGGCCACCTGCCCACCCTCGATGCCGATGCTACCTACTGTATTTTTTGGGTGAGCAATAGCCAGTTAAGATTTCTCGCATGAGCAAGTTCATTCGAGAATCTCAAAGCGGATACGAACGCATCGACAAGGATGCAGGGATCATCTACGGGGTGAAGGTCTTAGGGCCTCAGTCCCGTAATGGTCGCGTTTATGAGGCTGAGGCAATCGCCAACGCCTTACCGCTTTACGAAGGGGTCTCGGTGAATCTCAATCACCAACGTATCGAGCCGAAGTCTCAAGTACAGCAAGACCGACGGATAGAGGATCGATGGGGCGTTCTCAAGAATGCACGCCTCAAGGATGGATCGATCTACGCCGACCTTCATTACCTCAAAACACATCCGACAACCCCGCAGCTTATCGAAGCAGCCGAGCGGTTTCCGGAAACGTTTGGCCTGTCCCACGATGCAGCTGGGGACGAGCAGGTAATCGACGGTAAGCGCCGGGTGTTCGAACTGCTTGACGTTCAGTCGGTCGATGTCGTTACAGATCCAGCAACCAACAACGGACTTTTCGAGAGCCAAGAGCGAGTCATGAAAAAGAAATTCAAAGCGATTGTCGAATCCTGTGAAGCCGAAATGCGTCCTCCGATGGAAGGCATGATGAAAGCCTATCCTGAGCTTCAGGAAATGGACGTTGAGTACGGCGACGACGAAGGTGACAACGGCATCGGGCAAGCCTTCAAAATGGCGATGATGAAGGTGCTCGACGATTCGACGCTCGATACCGCTGGCAAGTTGGCCAAGATTAAGGCGATCATGATGGCCAAAGAACAGGCCGATGCTGCGATGGGCTCGGGCATGACCGAGGAAGAAATGGCCAAGAAGAAAGCCATGGAAGAATCAGAAAAACGCAACGTTGCGAATCTCTGCGAATCGCTGACCAAGGAAGTAGAATCGCTCAAGAGCGAGCTTCAAAACAACAAGTGCAAAACGCTGCTTGTTGAATCGAACATCGAGCCAACGGCGCTGCGAATCAAGGCTCTGCTTCCGCTGAATCAAGCCGATCGAATTGAGCTTGCTAAGACCTGGAAGCCTGGCAACGTTGCCACCGGAAAGCGTCCAGAGCGTACCGGATCGGTGATGCACGAATCCGGCTCGGGAGCGTATCCCGCAGACTTCAAAGAATTTTCGAGGATGCTCGGCTAGTTGCCCTGCTATCAGTTTCGGTTCGGTTACTCAACCTACTAAGAGGATGATGAAAAAT